GGTTTGCCTGTAATCCAAGTGTTATCAGTAGTGTCACGTTCTTTAAGATCTGCCACGTTAACAGGAGATAAAGAACCTTGGATAGAAAGGGAAGCACGTAGGGCTTTTACCACTTTCACGGCGCTGTACAAAACAGCCAGCCCAGCAAAAGCACCACAAGCGTATTGTACGTGCTTGTCGCGAGCTGAGATGAAAGTCTTGTTGAGACACGCACGGTTGTCGACGAGTTCATCAAGATAGGCGTTCTTCTTTGCTTCAATCACAGCAGAACCAACCACTAAAGATTGGCCAAGACAGAACAAAGCAGAAGGTATGATAAAACCATGATCAATGCGAGACATTAGGTAAGTCCCGCAGAATGAGGCTAGTGCGAAATTGTGCCAGTAGGTTCTGACACTTTGGCCTATAATATCCCTACCAGACCAAAGGATAAGAGAACGAACGTAATTGTTGTCCATCATAGATTCAGGAACCCATGAGGACCACCTGGAGTAGGGAGACTCCTCGAACCAGCGGTATCCTTCTAATAAGGAATCAACCGCTAGGTCTTCAACTTTTGTTTCGAGATTGCACCTGTTCTTCTTGAAAGACATATTAACTTCAGACGCCTTTGTGTGGAGAACTTGAGCAACGCGCTCACCATAGTGTGGGGTAAGTGCACAGGAGCAGGTTTCCTGGAGTTTGTTACAATCAGGGCACAGGTTGATAAGAGTTGAGGGCTCTTTAAAAGCATCAACGATGGTGCCTTGATTGGCAACATGCTTGGCGACTTTTTCGGCGACGTAGTTTAGAAATTCGAAAATGTCAATATCTTCCTTGATGTATTCCCAACCTGCATGTTCTTGTTTTTTGTGTCCACCTCCAATTGGCTTCTTTATAGAAATGAGCCAAATGTCATTAATTTGATTCAGGCTGCCAAAATGAGCGATGACCTTATCTTCATCCAGCATGTTGTCGGTCATGAAGGGGGCTTTCACTTTGGCTTCACAATGACAGTTAGGACGTCGTAAGATAGACATCGGGTTGTTGGAGATAGCGTTAGCATGCAAGTGATCGATATTCGAAGTTATAGCGACGCCAGCAGGTTCAAGTGAAATTTTGCCTTTGTTGGGTAAATCTGCCATAACAGCGGTTTCTCGAATATTGTTACACAATTTGATGATCCAATCACCAGGTGAACCATCCCAAAACTGGGATTTAGCATTTCCAAAGTCGTCAATCTTAATACCAGTAATGAAAGAACGGTATGATGACATATGTTTTTCCTTTTCGTTTAAGGTATAAACATATTCTGAGGTACAGGGTACACCAGATGCTTTTTGTATAGTGGATAATACTAGGTCGGCTAGAGTTGATTTACCGACGCCAGAATCACCACTAATACTAACGCACCAAGGTCTTTTCCGCAAACCGCCCTTAACACGCATGGCAGCAAAATCAGCTTTAATGAGAGCTAGTTTTTCCCATTTCATCTGAATAATTTTCTTTTCTGCGCCATTAGGCATGGTTTTGTAAAGATTGTGAAGGTCTTCAACAAGATCGTCAAGTTCTTTGTCAAAGAGTTTTTCACTTTTATCCTGGTATTTCTCCAGGTTGCCATTGCGGACATATTCCCATTCTGTGAGTTTTTCGATACATCTTTCCTGTATTTCGACGACAGTACTGGATGAAAACAAAAGTGGAGATAGAGATCCTTTTTCGAAGCACAAGTATGCGCCTTCAGCAAAATATACGATAGTCTCTAAAAAAGCATCGACTAGATCAATTGAATTAGCGTGTTTCTCTTGAGCTTGGATAGCGAAGAGTTCAAA